GATTGGGTACAGCCACGGTCAAGAACTTTTATTCCTTCTTCGGTAGACGATAACCCGTTTCTAGTTAGTTCAGGATATAAAGCGGCACTTCAGGCATTACCCGAGCCGTTAAGATCCCAAATGTTAATGGGTGATTTTAATGCAGGAATTCAAGATGACCCGTGGCAAGTTATTCCTACCGAGTGGGTTGACAAAGCGATGGATCGCTGGACACCGGAACGCCCTGAAAAATCTAGAATGGATGCGCTAGGGGTAGACCCGGCAAGGGGAGGAAAAGACGATTTTGTATTAACACCGAGATATGGCAACTGGTTCGGCGAACAGATAATCAAGAGAGGGCAGACAACTCCGGATGGGCCAACCGGTGCGGCTATCTGTACGTCTTACGTCAAACATGGCGCGCCCATCATGCTTGACATTATAGGGGGAGCCGGAGCATCTATATATGACCATCTTAAAACTAACGGGTTAAATGTTCATGCGGTAGACGGGAGACATGCAAGTTATGGTCGGGACATGTCCGGCTCCCTCGGTTTTTATAATAAACGAAGTGAAAACTGGTGGAGAATGCGCGAAGCTCTTGACCCTGACGGGGACGACAAAATATCACTCCCAGCAGACAGAGAGTTAAAAGCGGATCTTTGCGCTCCTAAATGGAAATTAACTAACGGGGGCATACAAGTTGAGGGTAAATCAACAGAGTGTCGTGATGGGTTTGGGGATTTAAAAAAGAGGTTAGGGAGATCTCCCGGCAAGGGGGATTCTTGCGTATATGCTTTATTGGAGGGGAAAAAACAGAACGGAAGTCAATTTTCTGCCCCACCTAAAACAAATTCTAGATATAACCCACATAAGGTGTGGAGAAAATAATGAAGGATGACCAGTATGAGCCAACCGAAGAAGAAAAACGCAACGGGTGGACACGAATCGCGCTAAAAGACTACATGATAAAAAGAGAACAAGAACAGGCAAAAACGATTTTTATAAAAAAACCTTTAAAACCAACTGACCAAAACCACCGATATCGCCCGCATAAATGGAGAAGTTAAGTATGCAAAGAAAACAAACTAGAAAGGGGACAGAATAATGGGGCCACTTATACCGTTGATTACGCGAATCGGGGCTATGCTTATGGCAAAACAATACGCTAAAAAGAAATTAAGAAAGAAGATTATTAAGGATAGCCAAAAGCAAATGGATAAAATTGGAAAAAAGGCGGCGAAGAAAGACGCAAAAAAAGAACCACCAAAAGCAAAGCAAGGGCTAGCTTCTGGAAAGTTAAAAGGAAAACTGTCATCTAAAAAAGTCGCAGAAAGAAAACAATTACGCGACGATGCTAAAAAGTATAGGAATTGAATGAACACAGTTATTAGTTTTCGGGGATACGGCAATCACCCCCTAAAATGGATGTTAAAAGACGGCTTTAAGCATGTTGTTATTGCAATACAGACAGGAGAGTATTGGGTAGAGATTGATTACTCAGTTGGCGTTCCTATTGTGCATGTTATGTCCCATAAAGATTATGACATTGCAAAGTACTATCAAGAGCAAGGATATGTTACAGTAGAACGGGAACAGGAGATAAATAAACAGTTTAAATTTAATTTGTTCCGTGGTAACATTTTTGTGGCTAATTGTGTAGGATTAACTAAAGCGTTATTAGGGTTAAATAGTTGGGCTATTACCCCATATCAACTTTATAAGAGGTTATTAAAACCATGAGTATTTTTCCCGGCTTTGGTGGAAGTATGCCCGCGCCGCCTCCACCCCCTCCCGCACCGCCTCCTCCTGTTGAGAGGACTGATCCGGCTATTGCGGAAGCGAAACGAAAATTAGAACAAAGCGAATCCAAAAGACGGGGTCGTAGAAACACCCTGCTTACAAAAGCGGGACGAGATGTTTCTGGAGGAAGTAGTATTCTTCGTCCAAGTGCAACTGATGATGATAACTCAACGTTAGGATAATAATATGTCTATTTTTCCCGGTGGAGGTTCTCCACCTCCCCCACCTCCACCACCTCCACCTCCTCCTCCAGCGCCCGCGCCAAAACCGGCTCCGGAACCGGAAGGAAAAAGAGTGGAAAAAGAAAAAGCGGCGATGTCTAGAAAATTAAGGGCTGGCCGTACAGCACCTTTAAACAAACGAGACCGCCAAGGATTAGGTGGTGGGTCAAACTCTAAAACGGATGATATGTTAGGATAAAAGTATGACAGGTGAAAATCAGGACGAAAAGAGGGTTCTTCGTCATATAAAAAGACAGAAAGCCGCTAAAGACCGACGATCCCAGTTTGAACAACATTGGGACGATCTTAGTCGTGTTCTGCTTCCGCGACGCCAAGGTTTTAGAGAAACAACTTATGATGGCGACCAGCGGGTAGAAGATATATATGATGGTACTCCAATGCAGGGGGCGAGAAGTCTTGCCAATACTGTAGGTGCTATGATTCGGCCCGAAGGTCAAAGTTTAACAACCATTAGAACAGAAAACGATAAGCTAATGGAAATCGGGGAAGTCCAAGAATGGCTAGGGGACTCCACCGAAAAGTTAAATGCGTTGATTCGTGACCCACGGGCTAGATTTAGACAGGCCACCGGAGAAGTGGATCTTGATTTAGTTGTCCTCGGTACTGGTATCCTTTATGTCGGGTTAGGTGAATCGCAAGATCACCTTCTCTTTCAATCAGTTCATTTAAAAGACGGTTATCCTTTATTTAATGATGAAGGAATACCTGTTGGGTTATATAGAACAAAACAGATGTATCTTTGGCAAGCTGAACTTATGTTTGGGCTGGAAAACTTGTCCAGAGAATCTAAGGAAAAAATAAAGAATAAACAGCAAGACGAAAAAATAGAGCTTTTATATTCTATCCATAAACGAAAAAACGGAAAGTCGAACGCTATTTTTGCTAAAAATCTTCCGTATGAAGAACTTTGGATGGAAGTAAGGGCTAAACACATTGTTAGAGAAAAAGGCTTTCACGAATTTCCTTTTGTTATCCCACGTTGGGATACGTCTTCTGGTGAAGAATACGGTCGATCTCCGGGTATGATAGCATTACCGGACGCTAATACCCTGCAATCTATGGGGGAGACAATTCTAGTTGCGGGTCAACGAGTAGCTGATCCTCCCTTGATGGCTCCAAATGACGGAGCGTTTTCTGAAGTCAATACGTTCCCCGGTGGTATGAGTTATTACGATGTGGAAACCGCATCACAAGTTGGAGGTAATCCGTTCTTCCCGCTGATTTCTGGGGCTAACTTACCTGTTACTCGGGATATGCAGACAGATATTCGTAATCAAGTTGCCGCCGCTTTCTTTAAAAACATATTAAACCTCCCTCAAAGTGGCCCACAAATGACGGCTACTGAAGTTATCCAAAGGAAGGATGAGTTTATTAGAGAAGTTGGGCCGGTATTTGGAAGGTTTGAAACCGACTACAACCAACCGCTTGCGGAGCGGGCGTTTAAAGTTTTATTACGGAACGAAGCATTTATAGAGGTTCCGCCTTCTTTGGAAGGACAAAACATTAAGTTTGAATTTGATTTACCTGTTAATAAGATTAAAAAGCAAGTAGAAGCGGCATCCGCTACGCAATGGGCTATGGAAATAATGCAACTGGCTCAAGTTGCTCCGGAAGCTAGACACATGGTTAATGTTGATGCCTTGGCGCGATTTAAAGCTGATGCGATGGCGCTACCGCATGAAATAGTTAATACACGGGAAGAAGTACAAGCTAAGTTACAAAAAGAACAGCAGATGATGGCCCAACAACAACAAATGGCTATGATGGAAAAAGGAGCCGCTATTGCTGATAAAGGCGCCGGCGCTATGAAGAAAGCAGGGTTAATTAAAGACCCCGATAAAGAAGAAGCCGCACCTCAAGCGGTTCCAGCTTAATTAAACAGGAGTATTACTATGTTAGATGAATTACTTAGAGGAGGCGCCGCGCTCTTTAAAAAACTCCCGAAAGTTTTTCCAGACAGTCCTCTCGATTTAAAAATGAAAAGACTG